CGCACGTGCAGGGCGTCCAACAGGAATTAGAATATATTAAAGACATGATACTATTGAGGCAAAACTGTGTATAGCTCACTAAATATTTACAATCAACCTATAACACAGGCTGTTTCTACAGTTGAATCACCAAACGCGGCATATCAACGTATGGCTCAGTTTTGGGATTTAATTACAGATTTGAAAGAAGGTACATATAAGATTAGAAGTGAACATAGAAAATATTTACCACAAGAAGCTAGAGAAACAGACGATAGTTATGACGTAAGACTAGCTAGATCAACAGTTGTACCATATTTGCAGAGAATAGAAAAAATGCTGGCAGGGATGCTAACAAGAAAGCCAGTAAGATTAGATGACGTATCAGACTTAGTTAGAGAACAATTATTCGATGTAGATTTAGAGGGAAATGATTTAAATATTTGGCTTTACAACACTGCAAGAATAGCTATTTCATTTGGTCATGTAGGAGTTCTAGTAGATGCACCTAAAGAGGGAGATAAAACTAGACCTTATTGGGTCACATATTCACCAAGAGATATATTAGGCTGGCGCAGTGAAATAATAGATGGCTCAAGGCAGCTTACACAGTTGAGATTATTAGAAAATGTAATAGAACCTGATGGAAAGTACGGAGAAAAGCAAGTAAAACAAATTAGAGTATTAGAACGCGGACGTTATGAGATTCACAGAAAAGACAGTAAGAAAGGTGAATATCAATTATTTGATGAGGGTGAAATGAGCCTTAAGGATAAGATTCCTTTTGCTATTGCTTATTCAAATAGAGTTGGATATTACGAAAGCCGCAGCCCCTTATATGACATAGCAGAGCTAAATCTTAAGCATTATCAGATTCAATCAGATCTCGATAATATTTTACATATTAGTTCTGTACCTCTACTAGCAATTTTTGGCTACCCAAATGCAGATGAGATAACTACTGGACCCAGTGAGGCATTAGCATTACCACCAGAATCAAGACTTGAATATGTAAGTCCATCAGGGGATAGTTATGACAGTCAGTTCACTAGACTAAATGACCTGAAAGAACAGATCAATACTTTATCGTTAGCGGCTGTACTTGGGCAGAAGTTAGTGGGAGAATCAGCAGAGGCCAAGAGGATAGACCGTTCACAGAATGACAGCACCATGATGGTTATTGCTCAACAGATGCAAGATTTGATTGATAACTGTCTAAGATTCCATAGCGAATATTTAAATGAGCCTAATGCTGGAAGTAGCTTTGTAAATAGAGACTTTGTTTCTACAAGGCTTGAGCCACAGGAGATAACAAGCCTATTAACCTTGTTTACTGCTGGCACTATTACACAGGAAACATTATTAAATCAATTATCTAGCGGTGAAGTTCTCGGAGATGATTTTGATATCGAAGGAGAAATGGAAAGTACGCAAAGCGGAGGATTGGTAGAAATGGAACCACCAGAAGAACCAGCTACAGATGATGATGACGAAGAAACAGAAGAGGCGGCTTGATGAATGAGTACACCAGAAGCATTTTTTCGAGAGACTATTGATTTAAACAGATATAGTAATGCTGTTGCAAAAAAATATGCCATAACTTATAACGAAATAATATTAAACGCTGCTAATCAGTTAAAAAAAATAGATTTAAGGCAGCAAGCCGCAGGGGAGGCAGTTGTTATAGCACCACAAACAAGAAAAAGATTGAGGGCAATCATAAAACAATCAAAAGATAGTTTGAATAAATGGTCTGGTGCAACTGCAAAGGATTTTAAAAAAGAATTACAAGGGGTTACTGTTTTACAAACAGAGTTTGTAGAGAATGAACTTAAAAAAGTTGTTAAATCTGGAAATATTCCTATTAATTCTGTTGCTGTCAGTCCAAAATATGCAGAGTCAGTAATAATGACTGATCCAACACAAGTAAATATATTTACAAACACAAAATTTAGAGAGGATGATTTTATAAAATTTGGTTCTGGTAAATTTGATCTTACATCTACACAAGGGGCAGCTATAACTTTGCCTAATGGTGAAACTGTCAATAAAGCATTTAGAGGTATAGCTACTAAATCACAAGAAAGACTTGCTTTGGCTATAAGATCAGGTGTGTTTTCTGGTGAAACAACGCAGCAAATCGCTAGAAGAATGATAGGAAAATTAGAATTTGGAGACTTTGGACCTCTATCAGTAAAACAACTTGCACAATCTGGAGGTGAACTTACAAAGTTAGCTAATAATCAAATACAAACAATAGTAAGAACATCTGTAAATCAAGTACAGAATCAGGCTTCACAGGCGGTATATGCGGCAAATAGTAAAGTTGCTCCCAAATATGAATATGTTGCAACGCTGGACAGTAGGACAAGTCCCATTTGTAGAAGGCTTGATGGACAGAAGTTTGCATATAACAAAGGTCCAACACCACCACAGCATTTTAATTGTCGATCTACTACTGTTCCTGTTGTTGATTTTGATGGATTGCAAAAGAAATATCCAAGCTTGGAAAAGCCACCAGTAGGCAAAGTTGTTTCCAGACCAAGTACAACAGGCAGAGTACCGCAGGGAACAGCTTATGGCGATTGGTTATTGAAGCAAGATAAAAAGCTACAGATTAAAACTTTAGGGAGTGAACAAAAAGTAAGATTTTTTAAAAGAATTGCAAAAAAAGAAGGATCTGGTCAAGCAGCAATAAGAAAACTTGTTAGAGATGATGGTAGCGAAAGAACCTTAGATGATTTAAAAAGATTATATACATAAAAAATTATGCCACTAAAAAAAGGTAAATCACAAAAAATTATCTCTAGTAACATTCGTAAGCTAATGAAGGAAGGTAAATCTTTAAAGCAAGCGCAAGCTATTGCATTATCAAGTGCTAAAAAACGTAAAAGGAAGTAATATAGGTGCAGCTACTTTTATTGTTATGCCTAAAGGTGTTGGATATGGTTCTACCATGAAACCAAAGTCAAAGAAAAAAAAGAAGGGAGGTAAAAAGTAATGGGATATATTTTTAAGGTTCAAGGACAAGAAGAACCAAAAAAAACCTCAACACCTAAAAAAAATAAAAAGGTAACAAGTGAAAAGGAAGAAACTAAGGCGAGTTCCTAAAGATAAAAAGACAGGTTTGCCAAAAAAATATCTGTCAGGAGCCAAAAACAAAAGTGCTAAAGCTGCTGAAATAAAAAGAACTGCTGAAGCATACAGGAGGGGAGAGTTTATTGATATTCAAGCTGTATCAAAATCACGTACTAAACAAAATGTCTCCACAAGCAAAAAGAAGAAAACCACTAAGCGCAAAAGTAAAAAGTAGTCTCAAAAAGAAAGCAGAGGGTACTAGATTCTTTTATGGGGAACTTGCAGCTGTATATAGGAAAGGTCAGGGAGCTTACTTATCTAGTGGTTCAAGAAATGTTCCTATGGCTTCATGGGCTATGGGTAGAGTCAATAGTTATATGAGAGGAGATAAAGCTAGAACTGCAGACGCAGCAATTTATTCTAGATATAACAAAAGGAGGTAATCATGGTTAAAAAAGCATTAACAACAAGGCAGAAAAATGCTTTAAAGAGACATAAAGCTGCTCATGGTCATACAAAGGCTCATATTGATTTAATGACTAAAGAAATGTTAGCTGGTAAAACATTTACGCAGGCTCATAATATTGCCATGAGGAAAAAAGGCAAATGAGTAAAGATCCGAGACTTAAAAGATTTGGACTATCTGGTTTTAATAAACCCAAGAGAACACCATCACATCCTACTAAGTCTCATATGGTTTTAGCTAAAGAAGGTGATCGGGTAAAATTAATTCGTTTTGGTATGCAAGGTGCGGCTACGAAACCACCGAGAAAAGGAGAATCAGACGCGGATAAGTCAAAAAGACGTAGCTTTAAAGCAAGACACGCAAAAAATATTGCCAAAGGTAAAATGTCAGCAGCTTTTTGGGCTGACAAGGTGAAATGGAGTTAGTATTGTAAATAATTGTTAATTTTTATTTATGGCAGACGAACCAATCAAGCCTAATGCACCTGTTGATGTAACAGAAGTTGAAGCTTTAAGAGAAAGTGTTAGAAAACTTGAAGCGAACAACAAAAAATTAATGGATCAATATGTAAAAGCACAAGAAACTGCAAAAGCTGT